CCAGAATTTTGGTATGTTTGAATGTAAGCTTGACGGTAGGCACGGATCTGCTGGTCTCGAGATACCAGAAGAAGATGATTGAACGATTGATCGAGACCATTCTCCTTCCCGAATTTCGCGATCTCCCGGGGGTTGAGACCGAGAGCCACATTCTTCATCAACTCACGACCGATCGCATCGTGAGCAACAGCATAGCTTCGTTCCAATATTGGACCGAGAGTCTCCTTACTAGTAAGCTGAGCAACTATATTCTGAATCGCATCACGATGAAGCACATCGAAGACACCTCGAAACTGGGGGATCGATTCAGAAGCGGTCAGAGCCATCTGGTTCCCCAACCGGATAACGTTCTTCATTTCATCGACTAACAGATCATTCTCGACCCAGTGAACATAGGGCGCCATCTCAACGTATACTTGATTGATGAACTGTTGGTACCTCTCGGCGTTGTAGACCTTCGATACCAAGAACTCTTCACTCCAGTCTCTCGCAGATGTCTTCGCGAAGTAATCAACCAAACTATCGAGTTCGTTCGACAGATCTTCGTGGATCTGAAGCCAAGCCCGATACATCACATGGGATTGCTGGGAGAAACGATCCTGGAGACTGTCTTGAAACGCCCAAGCGATATCGGGATACCGACCGGGCAGAAGCCAGGGGTCATCCCACTTCATCAGACCCACGATCGGTTACTCCTCTTCTTCAGCTTCAGGAGTTACTTCTCGCGTAGGATTCTCGACCCCACCGAGTTCACCCCTCGATAGACGTCCTTGGACATTCATGAATGATTGGGCTAGATTCATATTCTGGAGAGACGCTGCCTCCATCTTCTCATCGTGAATCAGATCAGCTTCGGCTTCGGGATCTTGTATCCCGAGCATCATCCTGGCTGTACGTTTCGAAAGTAACCCGGCAGAGACCTGATTGATAAGAGACGTCTCTTCTTCAGTAGACAGAGGACCCGTATTCAGAAAAGTCGAAACCGAGATGTTCACAGTATCATACCGAGTAGGCTGACCCGAAAGAACCCCGACGAGCTTCAGAACGGTCCGAAATAGCCAGTCGAGAGCCGTATCGATCTGTGACTGACTGACTCGAAGGGATTGCTCGAAGTCCGCACGGGCTTGACGACGTGATTCTCCTGAAGGACCGGCTTCGGAAGCCATCAGAACGTGAGCCTGATTTGCACCTTCTAGAATGTTCCTATAGGCAGACATCTGGGTATTCACGAAAGTATCGATCGAAACAGGGTCACGATACGAAATCGAGGGATTCAAAACATGAACATTCCCATCAGCATCTTCGTATTCTATCCCAGCAATGAATGATGTCTTACCGGCACCGATATCTAATGGTTCGGGATAGAATTCGAACTCTCCGGTCCGCTCGTTCAGGACTTCCTTCCCCGGGAGCTGGGCATTCATGATCACTCTTTCTAGAAACCCTCCCTGAACGACGTTTCGACCCATCATTGTCAGAGCCATGTTCAAGAGCTTCTGATTCGTCCTAACGGATTCATCGATCAAGACTGGGACAGAGATCTCATGCATCATCAACTGACCACCGAGATCGAGAACAGCAGAGTCCTCGAACTCCATCTCGGATCCTCGAATCGCAACCCAAGTGAAGAGATCGTCATCAATAAACGTAACCTCAGACTTAGCTTCAGTACTCGGGACCAACTGGATCTCTTTCAGATCCTCCCCCTCGGAATAGAGATAGACGCCGTATGGTCTCAGAGTTTCGTCATCGACGTTTACTGTGGCAAATTCGGGATCGGGAACATGAAGATAGATCTTCTGAACGGCTTCGAGAATATTCGTCACCTGAGGTAGTTCGTACACTTCTCGTCCTTCTTCGTCGAGCCTCTTCTGCAAGACATACGCCGGGAGAAACAGACGAAGTGGACCACGACCACATCGTAGGGCATTCACCAAGGCTTTGGCGATGGCGCTCTTCGGATCAGCAAGTCTCTCTTCTGCCTCGATCTGGCACTGCTGGGAAGCCCACCAGCGTCGAAGGACATCGTCTGCTTCCTCCGCAGGGGTGACGACAGTCTCGGGACCGATCTCACCGGTCTCTTCCGACTCCTCCCCCTCGAGAGTCTCCTTCTCGATCGTCCAGACGGGATCGTCGCTGAGAACACCGGCAACATGTCGATCGATCACTTCCCGAATCACATTCTTCGAGATGAATACTTCATGAATCTGAGACAGCATCTGGGCAGCAGTCGATCCCGAAGTTGATAGCTTGGGACCGATCCACCCGTCTCCGTTCTGCCAATGGTCCCCTGAGTAGAAGTCTTCATTCTCTTGAAACCACGATTCTTGGATATCTGGGACGAGAGCCTGGATGTCCGAAAGGCTGACTTCTTCGAAATTGATCATATAGAACCTCCTACGAAAGATTTGGATCTCGCTCGACCCCGATGACGAGACTGCCTTCGTGTCAAGCGTATCAGAACCTGGGTCATCGAATCGACCTGATCTGCGTAAGTCGAATTAGGGAATGTCGCTGCTTCTTCAATGAAGTCCCACACCCAGGGAGATATCTCGGGATGGGGTAAGAATACATTCCCAGATTCGACGAAGGGGGAACAAGCATGAGCCCGTGCGACCTTATCACCCCGGGGGTTGATGGCAATCAATCCCGGGATTTCACCCCGAAGAGTCTGAATGACCGCCGGTCCATTCGCTTTATCTTCGATCAGAATGCTTCCAGTCGATGGGTAGTCTTTCTTCAGATCCCGAACAGCCCGGACCGTATCCGGTAATCCCATCTTACGACGCACCTGATCTAACAAGAAGTAATCTGATCCTCGGGCTCCCCACTCCTGACCAGCGACGAATGCCGAATCTTCTGTATCCTTGAAAGACATATCCCACGATTGAATCAGCTCTAAGCCTGATGGGAGTGATACTACATCGGCTCGATGTACAGACCCGTCGGGCAGACGGACGACTACTGGAGAGTATATTCGACCGTTAGACGATTTCGGGACCCAGAATTTCCACCAGGTTCTTTGGAAGATCGCCCCTTCGGCAGGTGCAGGTCTCTGCTGAAGCTGACCTGCGGACCCTCGGGAACCAAGCGAGACCTTCAGGCTGTCGACTTCTGTTCTGCCGAATCTCTCGGGCCAGAGCAGCTCGTTCGGTTCGGTTCTGGGATCCCGAAACCCAATCGAAGTATAGTAAGTAGTGGGTTCGTATTCAGCGGGGAGAATGAGTAGATCGAATTCCTCCCCGTCTCCGTCCTTCATCTTACTGAGAATGTGACCGGTAAGATCGGATTCGTGAACTCTCTGCATAATGATGACCTTCCGTCCCGTCTTGGGATCGTTCAGACGAGTGCTCATCGTTTGATCCCACCACTCCAGAACCCCGGTTCGCATGAGATCCGATTCGGCTTCTTTCACCTTGTGGGGATCATCAGCGACGATCGCATCCCCTCCCTCACCTGTAATCTGACCCCCAACACCTGCGGAGATCCGATAGCCAGAATGATTATTCTCGTATCTCGACTTCTGATTCATATCACCTGTAAGGTGAAAGACCGAGCCCCATCGTTCTTGGAACCAGGGACTCATAATCAACCGACGACTCTTGACAGCGTCTCGAAGAGCGAGATCCTGAGCATACGAAGTAAATAGCCACTGGAATTCTGGTCGGTATGTCCACATCCAGACGGGCCAGAAGACCGAGACTGTCAAACTCTTCATGTGACGGGGAGGGATGTTGATAATAAGGTTCCGCAACCACCCTCTCGATACCCCCTCTAGGTGTTCACAGATTGCATCGATATGCCACCCGGGAACAAACACCTTCCCGGGCTCGACAACGTCCCAAGCGAACTCTACGAATCGTCGTAGGGGAAGGAACGTACCATCAAGAATCGCTTGGATCTCGGCGAGTTCTGGCTCGGTCGAGAAGCTCAGCAATTCTCTCAGCTCGTTCTTCGTCGGTGATATCAGTATCGACACCTACGGTTCCTCGGTGTTCCTGGACATCTATGAACAATTTGTGGACTTTCCCTAGCAGGGCGATCGCTTCTTGACGGCTGTAGAATTCGACTCTCCAGCCGAATGCACCAGGAACTAACGATTTGATCAGGTGGAGCTTACCCCGCTCCCTAGCTTTCTCGAGATTCAAGATCGGGTCCCCGGTCTGAGGGTCGATATCGAAGAAGTCAGATATATTGAAGTGAGCCAGATCCGACAGGTTCTGAAGGACCATATCGGCAGTGTATTCTCGCATCTGAACCTTCAGCGAAATTGCATGTCGAACTTTCGGGTCCGAAAGTACTTCGTTACCGTTCATCTGATGATGAGCTCGAGATTTACATTGATATCCCGCATCGATGGAAGCATCGACAGCAGACCATCGGGTCAGATACGCATCGACAAACGCCCGCCTTTTGTTGGACATTCCTGCTACCAGATCCCGGTATTCTGCTTCGAGTTCTGCTCGATCAACTATGATTTCACGTACTGATTTTTCTGTCATCCCTGTGACCTCCCGAAGGAAGAGGGACCTCTCGATCCCTCTTCCCCAAAATAGGGAGAAGCAAGAAAATGAGCAACCAAACTCATTTCGGCTCTCGTTTGTGGAGGAGCTTTTCTTGGGCTTTGGTCAGCTTGAACTCAGTGAAGCCTTTCGTCTGACGATCGAGCAGTGCGTACAGCAGGGAGCTTCTTGAACAGCCCCTTTCTTTACGTTCATTCTCGATCGCTTCGAATACTTCTCTTGGCATCAAAACGACCATATCCATCACCCGTTTGGGCTCCTGGACCTGAATCTCAGTATCCACGTCGTACCTCCTCTCGTATTCTCGAAAGACGGTCGTAGGCGGGCAGGAGACAACCCACCACTAAGCAAATTCATCGAGCTACACTCGAAGATTCTCAAATTCGACCATCTGCGCCTCTCCTACGACCGTCCATCTAACTATCATTATAAAGTTCAATAGATACCAAATCAATCATCAACATATTGAACATCCCGATAATTATTTTGGAATTATTTTGGACGCTCAACTTCAAAACCGCAAGGGCTCGTAATTATTTTATTTATTTATTTAGGGATGCATATATATGCATCCCAAATAAATAAAATAATTATCTCGCTTAGCCCTCACGTCGCGTAAAATATC